CGGACAACTAATAGCTAACATATCAGCCCTCGAAGAAAAGGTTAGTGAATTATCTGCACGTCAATATGTAATAAATGAAACTGTAGATCTAACAGAAACAAATAATAAAATAAATGTTAACTATGAATCCACACTAGATCGTATTAGTGATATCAAACAATCACTATCTGATAACAAAAACAACTTAGAGATAATTAAAACAAGATTAGATTTAATTGATGCTCAGTTAAACCAATTACAAAACGATAATAAAAATCCACTTGCTAGATAAAAGGAGATGTTATGTACAAAATTTCTAGTTTGATATCCAAGATAACTAAATTTATCCCATTTAAAAGCCCATACAGTGCTATGTTCTTTGAAAAATGTGGCTGTGGTTACAAAAAACCTAAAGCTTCTCTATGGGCTTCTCTGGCTGTTCTAGGGGCTATTCTATTTTTCCTTTAGTTTTTGTTCAAAAGGTGGTTGATAATCGTTGTGATTAGTAACTAAGTCTATGAATGTGTCCATTCTCATAGCAACAATAGGATCATCATAGTCTTGTTTCATTACTAATGCATCTGCTTTACCCATCCAATTCAGTATTGTTTTAAAACCATTACCATTTTTTCTTGCCTTAACTTCGAGAATTAATCTTGGTCGGTAGATAGATATATCATGAGGAAAGTCTGACAATGCACCTGATAGGGGCTGACGTTTTGCATCAACCCCTTTCTTCTTTAGAAACTTAACTAGTTCATTCTCTACTCTGTAACCTTTTCTTTTTGATGATGATCCACCCATTAATCTCTCACAAGTTTCTTGTCAATTACAGGATAGATACTTCTGCTTTCAGTTGCTTTACCTATACGGACTATTAGTTTTTTATTCATTAAATCTTTTATAATCCTGTAAGCATTTGATGTTGCACCTAGATCACAATCATTTGCTATCTCATTATATGTAGGACTAATCTTATTCTTATCTACATATTTAATAAGATAATTGTAAACATCTGACTGTCTTTTAGTGAGTGCCTTGACACTACTTCTTTCAATGTCTTGTTCTGAATACATATCGCACCTCTTAGAATGGTATGTTTACGTCATCATCAGATGGACTGCTGACACTAGGTGTACTACTTGGTGCAGGAGCATTGTCTGATCTTGAATCCATCATCTCCATCTTTGCTTCGAACCTATCTAAATGTATCTCAGCAGTCTTAGTTTTATTGCCCTCTTTCTCCCACTCATTGTAGGTAAGTCTGCCTTGCACTAATATCTTACTGCCTTTTGATACATACTGTTCTATTCTTTCTGCTAGTACAGAATCCCAAACAACAATCTTATGCCAGTCTGTCATCTTTTCTCCTCTAACTTTCTTGTGAGTAGCAAGATTAAATACTGCATACTTATCTCCGTTATCTCTTGTTTTAATATCAGGATCTGCTCCTAAGTTTCCAATCAAAGTTATTACGTTATACATTTGTTTTCCTTTCTAGTTGATTGTAAATTGTTTTTAGATTATCTAACCATCTCTTGTGAGATGTAGCCTTTGGTTCTATGTAAGCTATAAATTCACTTGGTAATGGTAGCTTACGATACTTCGCAGTCTTGATGAAGTTAGTTACGCACTCATCTAAGATTGCTTTGGGATATCCACCTAAGATTATAAAGTATTGTTGTAATCCTAGATCAGTTGGAATATCGCAAGATAATGTACTGGCAATCGTTTCAATAGCAACTGCTATATCCTGACTACTTGCACTACTGATTCTTTCTTCCCATATTGGAATGTAATCTTTTATATCTTTGTCAATGCTTCTTGTAGCTGAGAAGTCTGGCTTGTTCTGCCTGTGCTTGATCTCGTAAATTCGCTTGATCATAGAGTCGCTGACGTCTGCCTTGAACAAACTCGGTGCTTGTTGTTTGCTTAGAAACTCTTTCTCGCTTGTAGATAACTGCATTTCGTAACCACTTTCTGAGGAGTGATCCCCAATCGGTTGCAGTTTTGTTTTGAGATCTGTAATAATCTCTGAAGTTTTCATATTCTGTGTCATAATTTACCTCTCCAAATTCTTGTATCAATTCAGCTATCTCATCATCACTCGGATTGTAATGATCAACGTGATGTGCTTCTGCTGATAAGTTTAAATATAATCCAAGTGCTTCACACCAATTAATAAAGTTCTCTGCATTTGGTTCGCAATCTTGTCTTTCCCATTTGCCAACGTTGTTTGTTGACACTCCTATTTTGTCGCTCACTTCCTCGATAGTAAGTTTCAAATATAACCTACGTTGTTTGAGTAGCCTGACTATTTCTTTGTACATATTTCTTTCCCCTAATTTGATTATGTCCATCTATGATTATATTGTAGGTTGACTGAAGGATATCATATTGTAAGTAATTGTTTAACTTTAAAAACTTGATATCCAACTTGTACATTTCCCACGTGTCCATAGCTTCTTGTTTAGTAACTGTGTTCATTAATCTACTGTATATCTTGTCATATATCTCAGTAGTTTTATTGAGCATTGCCTGATTCATTTACATTCTCCTTATTGGTTGGTGAATCTTTTGCAAGTTTGTCTATGTCATTATGTCTTTTTTCATTGTCTTTTGTATACACATCACAATCAAACATCCCTAAAAATACATCAGCATTTAAACCTGTGTGTGATAGTGCTTTTGTTAATGCATTTGTCATAGCTTTTTTTGCACACTCTCCATCAAATCCATTGTTGTTTTTTAATGCTTCAACTCTTGCTACTGGACCATAAGGTAAGCCCCATTCTTTCCTTTCTTTGTCGTAAATTTGTACTGTTACTTCTGCTGATACATAATCAGATCCGTAAATGTAATTAACATTGTATGTCCATCCCTTACCAATGCGACCATAAATAGCAGTCATCATCATTATTTGATAGTGTGGATCTATTGAAGTAATATCTCCTACTCTTGGTAAGCTACCATTTCTAGTGAATGATGGATTGGTTCTCATACCCTTGCCCCAGTCTTGTAAATTTTCTATAAATACTGGATCATTGATTACAGCCCCAAGACTTTTTAATCTTTCTTTCAATTGTTCTTGTGTTAGTTTTGCCATTGTATCTTTCCTTATCTATTTTGTTATTGTTATTATTTTAATATATTATGATTGTTATATCAATCATTAATTTCAGGTGGTATTTTATTTATTACATACCCCCAAAATGCCTTTTGCATTTCAACTAGTCGTTCAATAAAGGCATCATCTCTTTCTATTACTTGAAACTTATGATCCTTATTCCCAAATATTCCAGAGATAATACATCTATCACAATCAAATACGTTCATATAATGTTGCATCTGTGGATTGTAACTCTCGATTAGATCACTCAATGTTTTTAATTCACTAGTATGTTTACACTCAATGATACATTTTTTACTGGGTATATATCCGTCAAGATGTGCATATAAACAAAGTTTATTTTTCTCATCAAGATCTATAAACTTTTCTTTCTTTAGATCTCTCCAATCAGTAGAGTTTAATATATGGTTTGCTTCTACTTCAAATATATGAACACCTTTATTGGTTTGGCTCTTTTCTGATCTAAGTTTTTTCATCAGCCATTGCATATTAAAATCTTCTGTCCATACCCCTAACTGCACTCTGAAATTATCTGATAGATCTTCTTCAATTGCATTTACTTTTTTATCGTATAATCTTTTCCAATTGCCTGTGATCATCAGATCATAGCAATCACTCCCACCTATTCCACGTTCTCTGTTTACTGTTACATCCATTATTTAATTACTCCCTTGTCTATTCTTTTTGTAAACTTTCCCTCGTACCTATCGTACTCATGCACCTCTACTGGTATATTGTGTCCTTGCTCTCGAAGAAATGCTATGCTTCCTGCACCTTTCATTCCAAAGTATTTTTCTGTTAACTTTTTATCTAGCACAATAACACTAGGATAAATATAATACTCGTATCGGTTTTCATCTTGATTAATTACTTGAATTGTCATCCCCTTACCTTTCTTTCTTCTCCCTAACTAACGGTTACCTGTTCTGCGTAAAGTGTTGTTAATAATTTGGTAACCGTTAGCTGTAACTAGCTATTCGGGAGAACTTTTAATAGCTAGTTATTCCTTTTAAAACTTTTTTCATATAGAAGTCGCCCTTTTCCTCATTCATACTGTGCAACTCATTCCAAGTTTTTAAGAAAATGCTGTGGAATTTATCTCGATCCCCTGCATAAAACATTTTTAATGTTTGTCTTACTAATTCTTTGAGCATAGCATACTCAGCATTAGTAAATCTTTTCGTTGCAAATGCTTTCTTCTTTAAGTTTTGTGTTACATATTTATTCATTATATTTTCTCCAAGTTTCTGTGATCATGTCTGCCACTTTATCAATCTCCAATTTATAAAAATCTTTTGGGAGATTTGATACAATATGCAATGTGAAATCATCCTCATCTTTAATTGTGTTGTTGTTATGGAAGTATTCGCAATCAATCCATTGTTTGCATTTCCATTTCAAGCTAACTTGATTCAATGCTTTGTCATTTCTATAATCTATTATTTCTATTACTGACATTGCCTGTTCTCCTCTTTTGATATTATCCAGATCATTTCTATTTCTTGTTCAGCATCCATATCATCATAGCAAGTTAGATATTTTTTCAATGCTCTTGCCCTTGTAAAATATTCCTCTGCTGATCCTACTTCTTTTGATATGCTCATTATCTCGTTGATAATTTCTTCATCTTTTTGCATATATAAACTGTTTGTTTTACTCATTTGATTACCTTTCTAAAACATAAATCTTATTAATTGATAGGCACATATTACCCATGCGACTATGAAAAATATTGATATCCCTATTGCTATTTTATCCATTGTATTTTTGGTGGGGTTGTTAGCCCCACCAATCCCCTTTGTTAATTATCAATTTGTGTATATGTTATACATTCAGGTTTTTTATCTGCTAGTGTTTCAGAAATTGGTGTTGATCTCTCAAATTCTTTTATTGTTTTACTATAGTCTTTTATGCATTTATACCCAGCTAAATCAGATTCAGCCTTTGTTTTAATAGAACAATAAACAACATCCCCATATTGATCTACTAACATTTTATCCATACCTCGAGGTCCAAGAGAGGTCCGTACAGCTTCAGCAATTACTTTAGCTGCCGCAATGTTATTTTTTTGAGCAGAT